AGGCTAGAAAGAGCCTGAACTTCCACGATGTCCTCAATCAAGCGTGAGTACTCAAAGTGACGGTCGATGTCTACAGTCAATTCGCCTTCAGTGTTTGCAATGATAGTAACTGCAGTGTCAGCAGCCTTAACATTTGCATCACCACGGACGGGCTTAGGGATGTGAAGCTTGTCACCCTTCTTACCTGTCATAGCCAGCTTTTTAACAAGCGGAGCCATCTTCAGGTTCTTTTGGTAAGCAGCAATAATTTCATCACTCCAGATTTCTGGGATGAAAGTAGCCGCTTCAGTCTTCGCAGTATTACCCCCTGCGCCGGGATATGTAGCAGTAGCCATGTCAATCTCCTAGATTATTTGACTCGACCCTCCGCATAAGCTGCCATGATTTCTTCGGACATTGCTTGATAACGGTCGGGGTCGTTCTTCATTAGTTTAATAATGTCGGCCCTACGATATACCTTCCTACGTGTCCCTTCAGCACTGCCTCGTGCGTTGCCTGTGTTTGCTGCCTTTAGTTGTTGCTTACGTGCCTGTTTTTCAACTTGGGCAGTTTGCTGGGCTACTGTCTTCCGTTCTTTCCAGAGTGAGAAGAGTTCGTCAGCGGCGTCAGCGTCATACTGCTGGTCAGCTTGTACAAACAATTGAGTCCTAATCTTAGACGCTTTAATCCACTCTGCGAACTTAGGATCACCAAGGATCTGTTGCATGTCTGAATGTTTAGCTTGAAGCGTAGATAATGACGACTGTTTCTTGTACTGCGCCGTGTACTGCTCTGCTTCTCTAATCTTAGGATGATTCTCAATAGCACGGTTTACTGCACCTTGAGGATCTGTAAAGTAGTCTATATCGTCTTCAGGCTCAACGTGTTGCTGTTGAGGTGCTTGAGTAGGTGTCTGATTACTGATGTAATCGTCTACTACTTTACGAAGCTCTCCTACTTCAGAAGACTGACGACCTAAAAGCTTTTCAGCTTCTTGGTGCATCTGTACAACTTCTTCCATTGACTTACCTTGGTACTTCTCTGGAACTGTAGGTTTTTCTTGAGGTTGTTCAACTTCTTCTAGTTGAGTCTCTTCTGCTTCGTTTTCAATGGTGTCCACGTTGTCCTCTTCAGGCTGTGAATCAAGCATTGTTGCTCGTGACATAATTAAACCCCGTGATTATAATCATTATGGAGGTGTTCATTTTCTACCTGCTTTTTCGTGTTCTCGTACCCACTTCATGTGACTACCGGGGAAGTCCCCAGTAGAACCATCAAGGTGAAAAGACGGGGCAGATACCATTTTTGTAGCGTTAGCACCACAACCGCACCTACTGGTTGTAGTACCACTCTTTACAAAATCTTCGAAGACGTGTCCGTTAGTGCAACGGAAGTCATATATTTTATACATCTACAGGGCCTTCTTCTTCAGCCTCTGCTTGGTCCCTAGCGGCTTCTATAGTACCTTGTAGATTGATTACTGTTGCTAAAGCAGCTACCTGACCTTTACGAAAGAAGAGGTCTTCTTCGTTTTTTACAGTCTGTATATCTGCTAATTGAGTTGCATTAGTAGAAAGCTCTTGTACGAGTTGTTTGAAACCTTCGCTATTGAAGAGTTCGTTGTAGTTATTAAAATAAGTTTCAAGCTCAGTTGTCATTAGTTTCTCTAAAGTTGTTAACTATAGTTTTATTATATCATACTTTTCTGTAAATGTCAAGCGTTTCTTGTGGTTTTCCTACGTTTACCAGAGGCTGTAACTGCGTGTTTAATAGACTTTGGTCCTGTCTTACGTGTAGCAGAAGATTTCTTTTCTGCTTCTGTCATCTTAGCTGCTACTGCCTTAGGTCTACAAGAGGGGTATGGACGTTCTTTCTTTTCCTTACCACTACGACCACACTTCTTGCCTGTCTTAACGTCTACCCATTCTTTGTCAAACCATTTGGTAAGACCTTTCTTGGGACGTTTAGCACCCCCTGTAGAAACCTTCCTAGGCATAAGTACCTCCACGTTTCTTGTACTCTTTAGTTAACCATGCTGAACCATAAGCAGAAGGCCATACGTCAAACTTACGTTTAGCTTCCGCTTTGACTCTAGAGTACAGCGCTTTGTTCTTAGGTGTAGGCCCTGACTTCTTAGGTTTTGCTTTAGCTTTAGCCATGTTACTTACCCTTTGGCTTCTTTACTTTCTTCTTTTTACCACCGTACGCATTTCCGTATCCCATAACAATCCCCTTACTTTTTACCTTTGTGGACTTTCTGAACTTCAAAGTTAGCTGACTTAGAAGCTCCTTTGTGTGGTTTGTAGCCGTCTGCTGGATCTTTCATTAGCTTGTAGTTACTACCACTTTTCATCCAGTGATGGCCTTTAGGTGCGCTGACTTTCATACAATCACCATTTCTTGCACGACCAGTACCGTGCTGTTAATTTACTAGGTGGGCTTGTGTCACACTTGTGACGTGCTCTAAACGACTTACGACGTGCAGGTTGGTCTTTTTTAATGCTCATGTTTTGATCGCCAAAACGTATGGTCTTTACTGTGTCACCTTCCTTGGCAACTACTACAAACTTCTTAGTTTTATGACTAGGCGTTCGCTTTGGCTTGTTGTATCCGCTTACTCCCGCCCGTGCTAGTCTTGGGTCTGCTTTCTTGTTTGACATTAAACAATTCCTCCACCTTGGTTTCCAGTTGGTTCAGTTGGTCCTCTAGGATTTGTAGGCGCTGGAACGTTCCTTGGAACTCCCGGTTGACTCGTTGGAGTAGGGCTTTCAGTTCGTGGTCGGTCAACATTAGTTTTACCTTCTATTTGTTTGTTTTTAAGGAGAGTATCAGCAATCTTCATACGACGCTCAAACTCTTTATCTTCAGCATCCCCTTCACGTAAGTTGCGGGTAATGGCGTTAATACGGTCAATCTCAAGCTCCTGTGGTACTGCCTGAGCTTCTGCAGAAAGCTTAGTCGCTCTAGCCTGTGATTCCTGAGCCTGAGACGCTAACAACGCTGACTGCGACTGCTGGAACTGTACTTGAGCTTGTTGTGCTGCCTGAGCCATTTGTTGCTGCTGTGGGTTGGGTTGTGACGCTTGGTTCAGAGCCGCTACTAGTTCTTCACGGTTAGACAGGTTCATGTTGTCAACCACCGACTGTATCAGCGTGTTGTACAGAGGAGAGTCTTTACCCATAGTTTGTAGTAACTGTACAAGCTGAGTTACTTCGTATTCTCTTGCAATAATACCAAGAGTACTACTAGCATTGAACTTATAGTCAGACACAGGATAGTTCTCAGGGTCAAACTGCATGTACCTATAGGCTGCTTTCTTAACAAAAGGAATCAAAAAAGATTGTTGGAAGTTAATTAGTGTGCGTTTATGGCGTTTAATAATAGCGCCAAGAGACATACTAATGCCAGCGGCAGTACTCTCGCCGTTAACCTGACCTGCAATTCCTGCTGAGTCAACGGCTCCTGTTGCTTGCTGTACCATCTGCTGCAAGGCTCCGGCCTGAGCAAAAGTGATTTGACCCACTTGACCAAAGTTAAAAGGCTGTAGTACTTCACGAGGGTCTCCGTTAGTCAGTATCATCTTACCGGGGCGTACCTCTGGTTTAGCACCTCGTGGTAAGCGTGTAGCGTCAATAGCAAGCATTGGGTGTATCGTAAGACTTAACGCATCAATACGAGCACGTAGTTCAGTGTCAAGGGCTTTCTGACTGTTGTAGCCTTTTTCACATACACCACGACCCCAGAAGCGTCCGGGTACTACGTCCCAAGGGAAAGCTACTACAGGACGGTCTTGCATCATGTAAGGGTTAGCTTCAGCCTTAAGGAGTATACCGCCGTTAGCAATCACTACAACGGCCTCTACGTACTTTGAATCAGACTCTTGCTCTAGTACCTCTTCTTCGTCTTCGTCCCGCATAGCGGAATCTAGAAGCTCTCGTGGCACTAAACCATAGTACTTAGTCAGTCTAACCTTGTCGTCGTTGTAGATTGTAATGTCTTGGTCAGGCTCTAAGTCCGTATCTGGTGCTGCAGAACCTACGTACACGTCACGGTAAACACCCTGCTCCTGTAAAAGCTCTACTTGGTGCTTACTAACAAACTCGTCTATAGCCACGCCTAAAGCGTCATCTACAGACGTTGCTACAGGGTCAATCAAGAAGTTCTGAGGCAGTACAGGCTTAAGCTTTACTTTAACACGTTCAGTAATGTTTACGCCAACGGCTTGCAAATCACCGCCCATGATAGGTTGGGTTGCAGGAGCCATCTCCTTCATTTCTTCAATGATTATTTCACCGACGCCTGTACCAAAGACTGCAGAGTTAATCAAGCACTCCGCTACAGCCTTACGTACCATACAGTCTTCAAAGTCTTCCGTAAGTTTGTTACGAAGAAACTGTACGTCTTGGGGTTGTGTGTCACCCATGTTGTCACTAACGTCAAACCACTTTCCACGACCAAACGTAGCCTCTTCTAGCTCCGCTACATTAGACTCAACTGCCTGTTGAAGTGCAGGAGAAATAATACGGGAACGCTCAGACTTACGGTCACTGTCAGCAGGATCCCATATACCACGCCATAATCTATAATATTCTTCAAATCTTGCTTCATAATTGCTTTCGTAATAATCCCTCCAGTCTTCACACTTAGTTATAACCCAGTCTTCAATCGTTTCTTCAATCATCAGTGGGTCTTGTTCATATAAATCAGTCATATTAGTATCCCGCTACTACGTCTAAGATTTCGTGGT